CGGCGCGGTTGTAGAAAAGGACTTGCTGACATTCTGCGAATCCCTGTTCACCTATGGTGGATCAGAAAGAACTTGCCTCTGCTCTCCTAATATCCTTTCGTGGTTCGCCGGACTGGCAAGCACAAAGGTGCAGTTGATTCAGAGCGACAAGGACTCCACATTCGGAGTAAACATCACCAAGTACATGACACCGTTCGGCGTGTTGAACCTCGTTCTTCACCCGCTCCTCGTCCAAGGCTACACCGGGAAACTCGTGGCACTTTCGATGGAAGATCTGTACTACAGACCTCTTGCAGGAAGAGACACGAAGATGATGACTAATGTACAGCTTCCGGACGAAGACGGTATCAGGGACATGTACATCACAGAGGCGGGCGTAGAACTTAGACTTCCGCTGAAACATGGAATCTTCACGATCACCGCATAGTAACACAACGAGGGAGGGGCTATACCCCTCCCTACTTTCTATGAAAAGGAGTCAGATATGAGCAAGACACTCACACAATTAATAACAGAAGCGACGTCCCTCACTGATGAAACATACGATAATGTGCAGTGGGTAGACTGGTTCAATAATTGTCTCGATGACCTGTCTCCTTACCTGTATTTAGATGACATCGCTACGATAAATGAGGACACGGAGGGATCAGGGATATTCACGATTCCCGAAACATACCTTTCTATGATACGAGTAGACGGAACCAACAAAGACATTCCAATGCTTGAGCCGGGAGACGACGACAGCATAGGATATAAATTACGCGGAACAAAATTGTACAAACAGAATGATGTATCCACAACCATAACATGCACATTCTACCGCAGGCCAGCATATCTTACGACCCTAGACTCTGGCGCCGAGGTGGATATTCCTGCTGGATGCAACAGAGCGCTGATATACTTTGCTGGAGCGCAAGCTATGATGCTTGAGGACGAGACGGAGAGATTCAACGTATTCAGTGACCAGTACGAGAAGGCAAAAGCCGCAGTACAATCTATGAATAAGCACAGGAAGCCGGCAAAGACCGGTCAATGGGGAGTGGTTAGGTAATGACTACGAAAAATGCGCTGGAGTTCAAAGCATATTATGAGTGGCTAGGAGGGCAGAATTCTTCCGCCGCTCCGGATAATCTTTCTGATGACGAGCTCAGGAGGCTTATTAATTTTGATGTAAGAGTGCGTGGATCTATAAAGACTAGAGTTGGAACTTCTACAGTCGCGTGGGTAGCTACAGCAGGACTTTCAGGTGTAAAAATAGATCGTACAGCAGAGTTCGCCACAGTATCGGGAACTTTAGTGCAGGTTGTTCTTGCAGGAAATGCCTTATACAATAGGGCATCAGCAACCCCAATACTGGCTTCCGCCGGGTATACTATGTCTACTACAGTGTATAACAACAAGATGTACCTTATGATAAAGGGGTCATATTATACATATGACGGAACCACTATTACGGAGATAACAAATGCGCAAGGCGATAGTATGCTCTCCACAATAAAGTCTTGCAAGTACATCGAGGCACGGGCAGACAGAATATTCTGTTCCGGAAATCCGGCGGCTCCAAATACATTGTATTATAGCCAAGTAGGAGACCCTACGTACTTCAAGTCCGGCCAGTTCATGGTGCAAGCGGCCTCTGATGATGGAGACTGTATAACAGGACTGAGAGAGTTCAACGAGGCACTGCTGGTATTTAAGGCTAGAGGAGTGTGGGCTTGGTTTGGGTACAGTATCGCTACGGATGTTAGGTTTGTAAAATTAAACGTGCATACAGGAACTTCGGCTGAAAGAACTATAAAAAATGTAGGGGTAATGCTATTCTATTTAGGAGAGGACGGAGTATATGCCATGACAGGCACATATTCAGGGTCTATATCTACATCAAAGGTGTCTATATCCGTAGATGATAAGTTCAAGAAATTGCATAAGGCAACAAACGCTTATGAAAGCACTGCTTGCGCGGTGTATACAGACGGTAAATATTACATATCCTACTGCTCAGAGACAGGCGTTGTAGGTCAGGATATGACGATAAACAACATGGTGATGGTTTGCCACGCAGACGTTGATATGAAGCGCTTGCCTTGGACAGAGTATCAAGGAATAGCATTCCGGGACACATTACCCAGTTCTGATGGAACCGTGTACTATGCTAATGCAACAACACCTGTATTTTGGAAATTTGATGACTCTAAATATGGCGACATGGGATCTAATATGGTTTTCCATTTATCTACAAAAGCTTACGATTTAGGTTCCCCTATTCATAATAAGAAGATAAAGGCCGGGTGGCTTACTCTTAATCAGGGTGTTGTAGAGGACACAACAATAGACGTAACCGTTCACACGGACTATGAAGACACAAATATCGTAATGGAAGATATGTCCGCAGACGAGAGCCTTGTATGGGACTACGGTGAGTGGGACGTTGCTAGGTGGGACTGGATAGATACCGTAACCAAATTCTTTAAGATAAACAGAAAAGTAGTTCGCGTAAGTATAGACATAGACGGAGAAACAAATGATACGACAAAAAATATGGTGTTCTTATACGGCACGGCGTTCATGTTTAAGATGAAGAAGCCGTACAAAGGATAAGGAGGGTCTACAATGTCAACAATTTCTAGGCTATATAATTTAAACCCGGGGGACAAGGCTTACAGCGGGCAGGTAGATGCCGAGCTTGATCAATTGGTGTCAGCGCATAATAGCAATAGTGACGCTATCATAGCATTGCCTACAAAGGCAGAGACGCTGACAGGAAAGACACTTATGTCACCTAAAATCAATGAGAATGTTGCTCTTACTTCTACAGCCACAGAGCTTAATAAGTTGCACGGAGTAACAACGACAACAAATCAGCTTAACTTCATCAATGATGTGGTGGGCCCTGTACAGCTACAACTGACGCAAAAGGTAAGCCTGATAGAAAGTGAGTCGATAGGGGGTGTAAAGACATTCCCATTGTCCCCTATTGTACCCACGCCTACAACTGGAACACAGGTGGCAAATAAAGCGTATGTTGATTCTGCGGATTCTTTGCGCTATACAAAGTCTGAAATGCAGGCTTCCGGGGGGGCTCTGCTTCATTGGAATAACCTGACAAATAAGCCGAATATGGCGGATGCTTCTTGGAAGACCTCTGTGGCTAATAAAGAGGCATTGCCACTCACTGGGAATACATTAACAGATCAGAGAATCGTGCTTGATGACGGTGACGGGAAACAGTCCGCATATACCTGCATTGCTATTACAGGTGCTGTGTATCAGCAGTGGGCAAAGATAGGAGATATTGACTGGGCTTCCGAGGAAGCTACACGCGTAACGCAGGAAAATGCAAGGGTATCGGCAGAAGGTTCCGGATCAACCGGTAGAGTCGGGGCAGAGTCGGCCCGTGTTGCTAGCGAGAATACGAGAACTGGCAATGAGAATACGAGAACTGGCAATGAGAATACGAGAACTGGCAATGAGAATACGAGAACTGGCAATGAGAATACACGTATCAGTAACGAGAGTACCCGTGTCACTTCTGAGGGTATTAGAAACACGGCAGAGGGAAACCGGTCTAACGCAGAGATATTAAGAAACTCACAAGAGATCACGCGCCTTGGAGCGGAATACATTAGGGTAAGTGCGGAACAGAGTCGCGCAGGTGCGGAGGATACGCGAGAGTCCGGGGAGGCGATCAGAGTAGAAAATGAGAATATACGAGATATTTCGCAGATGAACAGATCATATTTTGGGGCGTATAGCCCTACTACTTCGTATAACTATGAGAACTGTGTATATTACAACGGTTCCTCATATCGTTGTGAGGTGGCTCCGTCGCTTGGGCATTTGCCTACCGATACCAACTACTGGGTTCCAGTGGCGATAAAGGGAGACAGGGGAGATGGCGGGGCATCAACGGCGGCGGCGGTATCAATTGCCGATGCTGGGTATTATTATACTGGGGCTACTGTAGAGTTAGCATTGCAGGAGGTTGGAACATCTCTCGCAGGAAAAGTGACTACCCCAACTACCGCCAATACCAAATTTGGTAAAAATGCTTTAATTTCACTCGTAAACGGAAACTTAGATACAGCGATAGGATCAAGCGCCTTACACGAGAATACATCAGGCAATTCAAATACAGCCGTTGGCGAGTCGGCTCTTTTTTACAACATAAACGGTAGTTATAATGTGGCAGTAGGGGAGGACGCTTTAGCGTATAACACGTCGGGGGGAGAGAATACGGCGGCTGGAGTCGGCTCCTTGGGAAAAATAACAACAGGGCACTTAAATACTGGAGTCGGTTACGGGGCTGGAAACCATACATCTCAAAAGGTAGACGCCAGTAATAGCATGGCGCTTGGCGCTAACACTTATACAACGGCGAACAACCAAGTGGTGATAGGTGACGCAAATGTGACAGATATTCGGTTCGCGCAAGGAGCTGCGGCAATATCCCCCGCAGAACTTAACTGCCTAGCTGGAGTTACCTCGGCTATACAAACACAGTTAAATGCCAAAGTGGGATCCGATAGCCCAACACTTACAGGAACCGTAGTCCTCCCATCGACTACAAGTATAGGAAATGTGAGTTCCGATGAACTTGGGTACTTAGATGGTGTTACATCATCTATTCAAGCACAGTTAAACGCGGCAGGAGGAGGCGGAGTAACAGCAACCACATTGAGCGACGCCCTCGCTTTCGCAGATATCATAAGATACGACAAAGCTCACTGCTATTTTGTTGCGAAAACAGGAAACGATACGTCTGGAAATGGATCGTTTTCCGCTCCTTGGCTTACCATCAATAAAGCCTTAGAAGCGGCGTCTCCCGTTACAGGAGGCGATACTGTGTATGTCCGTGAAGGAACGTACAACGAGCGTGTGAAGTTCTATAAGAGCGGAAGCACTAACAGTTTCATAACACTCAGACCATTCCCAAGCGAAAAAGTAGTAGTGGACGGCACTGGGATAGCATCGTCTTACCATTATCAGCCGTACATAGATATCCACAGCCAGTCATGGGTCAGGGTTTTCGACATGGCTGTTGTAAACTGTGACGGTATGGGAATCGGAGACGTTGACGATACAACCAATAACTCGCACATTGTCATCCGGGGATGCAGTACGAATAACACCGCTATGTCCGGTATACATTTTTGGTACAGTGACAACGTGTTGATTGACGGTTGTAAGATAGAAAACTCTAACTACCTCAATGAGCAGGAGGCCCTTTCCATCGTGCATAGCTCTAATGTAACGGTTTCGTTCTGTGATGTAGGAGGCATGAGACGCGAGGGGATAGACTTTAAAGACGGATGTACGCACGGTCTAATATTCCACAATTTCGTGCACGACTCATATGAGTACGGGTACAACGACACTTATGATGTGCCAAATAACGCTGGTGTAGGAATCTACTGTGACGCTACTGCGGCAACAAATCAGTACATAGAAATCAGCAACAACACAGTAAAGAACTGCGTGCAGGGACTAATCATATCCGCTGAGACTGGCGGAACAAGCGACACTATCAATGTGCACGATAACCACTTCGTAGATTGCGGATATGCTTCTATGTGGCTTTCACAATATACTGGGCATCATGCCAGCAATATCACATTTAGGCACAACACTTGTATTGGAATGGATAAAGGCCTATTTATCGATATCACGGATGCTTACGCCAGCAATATCACGATTGATGATAATATCTTTACTGGCAACGAAAATTCCGTTTCGATGTATATACCCGGAGGATTAGGTACGAAGGTAATATCCTGCAATAACAACTCCATTAGCGTTGATTGGGGCGGTACGGATTATCCGAAAGGAACGAACCCCCTCGTTCTCGGAGCAGACAGACCGCTCCATAACACCTATGGGCAAACACAGGAGTTCAATGACCTCGCTGACGACGATATGATTCGGTTTTTCGATACGAGCGCTAAGTATGAAAAGAAGTCAGGGTGGGCCAATGTTAAGGCTTTGATTAAAACCTATTATGACAGTCTAACCACCACGCTGACAAACAAACGAATAAACCCTAGAATTACTACGATTGTATCAAGCGCGACACCGATCCCCGATCTGACCGCCGCCGATGTATACGTTATTACCGCGTTAGCGGGTACCGCGACTTTCGGCGCGCCGACCGGGACACCGACGGAGGGACAGCAACTTATTATCCGAATCAAAGATAATGGTACCGCACAGACCCTAGCTTGGAACGCGATCTATCGCGGGGTAGGGACAGCACTCCCAACAACAACCGTACTCGGAAAAATGATGATAATATGGTTGGTCTATAATGCCGTAGATACGCGGTGGGATTTAGCCCAAGTCTGTATTGAGGGAATATCTGGGGCGACATTGACGGGGGCAGAAACACTTACAAATAAAACCCTGACCACCCCAAAGATCACAAGCATATTGACTCCCACCAATACACTCACTCTCCCGACTTCTGCTGATACTGTTGTAGCAAGAGCGACCACGGATACCCTAACGAACAAGCGTATCACAAAGAGAGTCAATACCGTGGCGTCCGGAACACCGATCGCGATCAACGGGGACACCACGGACCTGTATACCGTCACTGCGTTAGCTGTCGCCGCAACGATATCCGCTCCAACCGGAACACCCACTAACGGTCAGGAGCTTGTCATTCGATTTAAAGACAACGCTACCGCAAGAGCACTTACATGGAACGCCATATTCCGCAGTATGGGGGCGACACTTCCCACGACGACCGTACTAAGCAAGACAATGTATTGCACTTTCATGTATAACTCGACCGACTCAACGTGGGACTTGCTACAACTTAACACCCAAGCATAATAGGGGGGTACAACAATGAAGACTAGACTAGTAACAGGTAAATATCCGCAGGCAGATCCGTATGTATGGCTGATTGGTATGTGGAAAGACCTCGACCCTGAGTTCTGCCACCGGTTGGCGGCGTTCTCTAGGGACAAGGAAGAGCAGTCACACATCAACGGAAATCCGTACAGATCGTATGCAGTGCAAAATGAATATTATCAAGAGTACCTAGTGTACAAGAAGACCAAGAAACTCGGCAAGCGCGGAATCAAGCTCGCCGCGAAGCCGGGAAGCTCGGCGCACGAATACCGCCTAGCTGTAGATATCCTGATCGGATCACCGCTCTATGAGGCAACAAATGCGGAGCTGGCTAAGTATGGGCTCTGCAAGCCTCTTATAAAAAAAGGCGAGGTGTGGCACATTCAGCCGATTGAGACAAACACCACGTCATCCGCTGTATTCAGGAAGTATGCCCCAATAATGGGGTAGAGGAGGTACATATGAAGGCATTAAAGAAGTTCGCGAGTAGGAAGTTCCTACTCGCCTCAGCATCCACCATCACAGGAATTATGATGATATTTGGAATGCGGCAATCGGTAGCTGATATAGTAGTCGGGGCAATTGTAGCAATTGTTCCCTCCACTGTAGCAATTATCACGCAGGGAAAAATTGATTTAGAATTAGCTAGGAAGGTTATCAACTCTGCTATAGACGCGGTAGAGGAACTTGAGGAAGAGTGTAAATAAGGGGGGACGACATGGAAGAGAAAGAGAGAGTATGCCCGTGCCCGGCATTGCTTAAGGCGCAGGATGACATCGACAAGGTAAGCGAACGGGGCTACGAGACTGCCATCAATTTCTCAGGTATGAATGTAAAGATTGATGGGATAGCCACTGCTATAATCAACATACAGACTGACGTAAGCATACTAAAGGCTAAGCCGGGTATCAGATGGGAAAGCACTACCACAATGGTTCGTAACTGGTGTATACTAATCGTATTAGGATACATAGCGATTAAATTAGGCGTTTCGCCGCAGTAAGGAGGGGTACACATGGCCTCATTAAGTTCTACTGGGTTCAAGGCTGTAGATACAGCTTACAAGAAAGGCACATCAAACCAAGAGACGCTCCCGAAGGCGGTCGTTCCGACTAAGCCCGCTGTAGGAGCCGTTGTAAAAACGCAGGGCGGAAACTATCAAGTAGTAGCAAAGGGAACCGCTGGAGCACAATATAACAAGGAAAGTGGGCTGTACAGCGTGAAGCTGGAAACTCCAACATCTGCTGGATTCAAGGCTGTAGATACAGCGTATACCGCACCTAAGGTCACTACGGCGGCAGTAACACCTACTAGGGCGTCTATGTCTGGAATGCCCTCTTCCTCGTCATCTACAACAGTAAAGGCCCCTGCAACGTCTACGGTAGCATCGCCAGTAACATCAGCAAAGGCGGTAACACCTACAAGGGCGTCTATAACAGGGGCGCCTACATCTTCCGCTGTGAAAAGCAATTATTCACCTGCGCTAACTTCCGCTGTCTCCGCCGTGAAGAAGTTTGGCGGCGACGTGCTGACAGCTGACACTGGGGCAAAAAAGGTATGGGAGCAGGTAAACGGCGTCGCTAAGGCGCTGTATGCGCCAACAAAAGAGCAATCAACTCTTGATGCAAACAAAGCATCCGCAGACTTGGCGTTTAAGCAGGCGGTGAAATCGGGAAACAAGGCGGTAATTCAGTCGGCGCAAAAGAAGAACGTACTTGCCTTAGGTGCCGCGGCACAGCCTAGTGCTATGAACATGGTGCTCGGAAGTATAAACGGCGTTGAAAAAGTAGGGGCAAAGGCGCTCAAGGGAGTTGGAAAGGCCGTTATAAGCGAGGCATCGAAAATTATAGAAAGTGTGCCCGGAAGAGATTTATTTCAGGCCATCTCAGATGCGGGTGTAAAATTGGAAACCAAGGCAGAAGTGGTGGCTATGGTGAACAAGATGGTTGCAGATAAAGTCTCACTAACATCAGCGCAAAGCATGATATCAAATCTTGCGCACAACGGGCAACTTGACGCTACAACATTCAAAACGGCCAGCGATGCCCTTAAAAACGCAAACGCCGCCGCAAGTGCAGTAAAACAAGCCGTCACGGAGGCTCCAAAATCAGCAGAGTTGCCGAGATCAACTAGGGATCCGGGGAAGAAGCAAACTGTTAAACCATCAGCGCCCGAATCCATGACGCCTTCTCAACTCGCCGCGCAAGACTCCGCCGACGCTAAACTCATAGAAGAGTCTAGAGTGAGACTAGGAAAGACTACCACAGAGCCGCCAGCGGCTGTGAATACAACAGAGGCTGATGGCATAATGGCGGAAAAGGCAAAATCAAAGGAACGTGAGACTCCGAGTTCCGTAAAAGACGTGGCAATTGACAACGCGAATAACGGAACAGAAGGATTTCCGCTCACCGCAGAAGAGCAGGCCGCCGACGATGCCGCAAGCAATTTGAAGAATAAAGTAGAGACACCTAAGAGTGTATTTCAGAAAATAAAAAGCAGTAAGGCTTTTAAAATTGGTAGGGCGGCCACGGCAGTAGGCGGGCTAGGCGGGCTAGGTTTGTACATGCTTGGTAGCACTTCTAAAGATCAGAAAAATGGTGATGGCACCGGAAAAACAACAGATCAAGACTTGCAGGATATCATAGACTATTCCAATGGTGAGGATACTGGTGCGGATACTGCCGTACCTGCTGCCAATACTTCCGCAACCATCGCTAGAAGCGCGAGCCCATTGCTTATGTCAACGTCATCGATGGATACTGGGATAGGAACTGGAGGCGATACTGGTATGGGAGAAGGGGCTTACGGTAGCACATACTCACCTACTGGTATGACTGGTGGAACTGGTACGGGAAGTGCTTATACCGGGGCAGGTGGAGCAACTCCTACGAAGTATTACACATTGAACTCTGCTGGTGGGTATGACGAAAACTCCGGGTATATAGGCCCTGACGGGCACACCTATGTAGACGAGGCTTTGTCACAGCCAATCCCAACAGATTCAGTAGTATCTACGGTTGATGCCTCCGGAAAACAGCACTTTTGGTACAATAATCCTGACTACACCGCAAGCAACGGAGGTAGTAGCGAGACGACACTAGATGAAAACGGACTTCCTAACACCGGCGGATTTGCATCGCAAGACCCGACATTGGAAGACACCACGGCAGAAGAGGATACCACAATCAGCGATATTGTTGGTCAGATACTTGACGCAAATCAGGAGTATCTTGACTCGCAGTACGCCGCTATCGACGCACAGGCAGAGGATGACATCGCCGCACTGAAAGAGACTATGGCGGCAAGAGGAATGTTCAACTCTGACTTAGAGCTATCAATGGAGCAGAAAATCAAGGATAACGCAGAGTCGCAGAAGGATACCCTGAAAGGCAACCTAATAAATCAGGCCTACTCCACAGCGCTTGACTATGTGGAGAAACAGCAGACGTTGGAGCAGTCAAAGTACGAAACAGACGCGGATACTGCAACAGCAGAGGCGAAGGCGATTGCTGATGCTAAAGCAAACGCCGCCGCAATGGGGTACAAGTGGGCGGCACTCTCTGAGACACAAAAGAAGAACGCCATAGACGCCGCGTACAAGCAGGGAACACTCAAGATTCAACAGCAGAAAGCCAACACTTCTCAGTACAGCGCTACACACAAATCATCAGGAGCAAAGTCGGTATCAACTACTGCGCTAGCCAAACTGGTGGAGGCCGCAAGCAACGCTCTCCATGTAGGGCATCCAACCAAATCGTCAGTACAGTCCGCAGTTAGAGCCGCGGCCGCACTGTACGGAGGAACGGAGTCTGATGTTCAGAACGCGGTAAGTGTAGCTCTTACTAACGCAGGGTTGAAATAGGAGGACTGGATATGAGCATATTCAGCACAATAGCTAAGGGATTCAATAAAGTAAAAGATGCTCTTGGCGGAGCTCATAACACACACGACGCCGCGGCTGTTGCCGCGGCGATCGCCGCTAACAAAGCGAAGGCCGCAAAGGACGCCGAGGCGGCTAAGCGTAAGATTGCAATGGGTACGGTCAGGCTACAGTCTTCCGGGCAGAGTGTTCCCGTGCAGAATAAAGACGCTAAGCTTGGACTTTCCGGTCTTGGTCATGAATTGAATAAAGGGCTTGAAGCACTACAGAAGCCCGGTGACGCTGTTCGTGTCGGACTCAGAGCCGTTAGGGACGACCTGCATGGAGGAAATGTTAATGTAGCCGACGCTCTTAAGAAGGGTTGGACGGGTGAGCAGAAATACTCCGGCGCTGACATGATGAAAGACATGGGCGTCAAGAGTCAGAAGGGTCAGGTAATTGGCGGAATAGCGGCAGAGATATTGACTGACCCAATCAACCTGATAGGCGGAACCGGAGTAGGCTCCCTTGTAAAAGGTGCCGCAACAGGACGCAGAGCCACGCTTGCAGAGGAAACCCTGTCGAAATATGAGAAGTACGAAAAGGCGAAGAAAATAACAAAGGCTACTGAGGAGTTGCAGAAGATTCACGGCGTCACATCGAAGCGTGACCTAGCGAAGTCATTGGATGTTCCCTACGCAACCATTGACGAGAACATCTATGCACATTCCCTTGGGCTAGATGCGAAGTCGGTAGGTACCACGGAACACGCCGCTAAGGTATCCGAGCACGCCGCACAATCACGCGCTGCGGCGCAAGCGTCTGCTGACGCTCATGCAGGAGCTGGAATAAAGATCGCCGGAAAACAGCTCGTCTCGGGAAAGAAGATGCAGGATATCGGAGCCAACGCTAGAATTTCTTTAGGAGGAGCCCATAATTCAGATACTGCACTTAGCAAGGCGGGTAATTTAGCCGGGGATGCTTTCAGTAATTCACACGTAGCAGGCCTGACTCCGCAGGAAGAGACGCTGTTCAAGAAGTTTAACAACACCCAGCAGGGCATGCAGAATCTAGCCGACCACACTTCGTCCAAGGTATTCCGGAATATAGCGGCACTGCAACGCGGCACGCTGGTTCGCGGCCATGATGTAGACAAAGTCATGGATAGGCTGATCGTCAAGAAGGGGGCTGGCCTCACAACCGAAGAGTGGGACACCGTCATCACGGATACTCCGAGAAAAGTGAAAGCCGCAGAGGAGCTCGCACAGCAGTTCCCTGACATCGTAAAAGACCCTGCCAATATGACATTGCTTGACCTAAAGAACATCTACACCTCGTCCCTGAAAGGCGTAGGGATGCACGAGAAATCGCTCGGAATCCTTCACAATGTGGAAGACCAGTTTGTTAAGGGTATCGACAAGACGGGGAAAGATGCTCCCACGTACTTCCCTAGAGTCATCAACCATGAGATCAACTCGCAGATGCGCAAGGGCGGAATGACGCGTAACCTGAATATTCAGAATACATTCAACACTGCTAGAAATGCAGAATACAAGAATCTTACAGCAGAGGAGATCAACGCCAAGATACGCGACAAGCTGAACAGCTCGGGCAAAACCGTACCTGATGACTACAAGTTTCTTGAGGAGTCAGCCCTCGCCTCATTTATGACAAGACAGCTCAGCTCAAACAAGATGGTAGCAGATAGAACGACGATCAATGAGGCTCTCGGAACCTTTGGGAAACGCATAAAAAGCGCGTCAGATGCTAAGCAGGCAATGTATGAGGGGTATGACATCGTAGTACCTGTGGCTAAGGTCAAGATGTTCTCTGTAGACGGGTTAGAAAAAGGAATCAAGCAGTACACTGACAACCTTCCAGGAAGTGTAGGAACTACACAGATGCCGGAGGGGTTCAGCGCAGGCTTCACCGATCTTACCGGAACCAAAGAGGCGTCTGCATTACAGAAACTGCTTGAAAATCATGGAGATGCGCTGACGAAAATCAGTGAGCAGGATGCAAAGAATCTCGTGGGAAGCGCTGATTTGGAGATGTACGCACTCCCAAAAGGAATGGCTGACAAGTACAACAGAACTTCTAAAGTACAGCTCACCAACGGGGCGAGCGCCATGGTTAATGTGGTGAACAAGTTCTACGGAGCATGGAAACCACTCGTAACAGGCATGAACGTCAAGTACCACCTGCGCAACATCGCGTCCGGTACTTTCAACAACTTCCTGAACCTAGGAACTGCCATCGCAGACCCCACAACACAAAGAGCCGCTGTTATGGTAGCGGCTCATGGTGGGGGTAGCGCAGGAAAAAGCCTGATAAACATCAGCGGTAAAGAGTACACTGCAAAGGAAATCTACGAAGAGATGGTGCAGAACAACGCCCTCGGAACCTTCATGCTGACTGACAGCAACACGCTGAAACACGGCACAGCAGAGGATATGCTTCGTAGAAACTCTGGCGGGCTGGGGGAGAGACTGGTAAGTCACCCAGCGGCAACGGTGTCGGCCGGAAGCAGAGCCGTAGGAAACAGGGCCGAGGAATACATCCGTGCTGTCAACTACATCGCGAACCGAAAAGCAGGATTATCGCCGGAAGTGGCGGCAGAAATGGTGCAGAAGTATCAGTTTGACTATCAGGACATCAGCGAGTTTGAGAAGAACATCAAGCTCGTGTTGCCGTTCTACACATGGGCAAGGAAAAACATCCCATTGCAGGTAGAAAGCATACTGAACGACCCTAGGCCATATGTGGCGCTGTCAAGAGCAACAAAAGTAGGCTCCGAAGTAACCGGAACCAACTACGAAGATGTGCCTGATTATGAGCGTAGAAACTTCGCCGTTCCGTATGAGAATACGGCAGACGGAAGAACCAAGATGCTTGACTTCGGCGCACCCGCTGGAGATTTATACTTCAACGGTGCAGATGCCGCTTCCATGCTGAATCCGATGATAAAGATACCCATCGAGGTAGGAACAGGGTACAATTTCCTTACAGGCGGATCGCTGTACTCACAGGACGGGTCAGCTACAGCCATGACAGACCTGGCGTCACCATCCACTGCAACAGGCAGGCTGATAGCAAACAACCCGTACCTGCAAAATATACTCGCAAAGAACCCGAAAGCCGCGACAGCGATTGACCGCGTCGCAGGGTCTACGGGCGCACTGAACGACCTCAACAAATACCTAGCACCTGCTGACCGTGTGCCGGGATCAGTGCAGGGGTCGCGCGACGCCAACACGACACCGGGAGTCCGCGGCGCAGTGCAGAGAATGACCACATCGAATATGGTCAAATACCTAGACCCCCAGCAGGCCGCAACGAATCGCGACCGAGACTACGCGTCACAGCTTGCGGCACTCATAGGCAACAAGAAGAAGATGGGGGCAGTAATCAAGACCATCAATCAGGCCACTGGCTCTAATAACGGAGACTGGTACGATACCTACCAAATTAACCCTGACTATTACAATCAGCAGAAGTAAGGAGGGTATAAAATGAGCAAGTGTAAGCCAAAAAAATGACGAAAAAAAGCCCCGGAGCCATTACAGCTCCGGGGCTTTTACATTGTGTTGCTAGCTAATATTTGCCGTGATGTCATTCAGTGCATCCTTCTTACTTGTGTTTCCGGGGCATCCGGTTTCAGGCGCGTGCAATGTGCAGTCTGTTCCATCCGTAGTCACCTCCATAGTACAAGTCTATTGACGCGTCCGCGGTCGATAGCCTCTTCCTCTGTATTAACGAATACGTCTATTCTAGCTCCCTTGATGTACCCCCCGGTGTCTTCTGCTTTGCGCCAACCCTCACCCTGTATGTATACCTCACTGCCTAGCGGTATCAGTGTAGGGTCTACTGCGGCAGTCTCGCCTGTCTTCGGTGCTACCCCTGTCGCTGTGTTGTTTCCAGTAGGCGCGTAGTAGGATACCGATGCCACGGTGACGCCTTTGATGCCCTCAAGCCGGTCGATGACGACTCTCAGGCGAGCGTTCTTATCCGAGAACTCCTTGGTCACCGCAATCTGCTTGGTAACCTCGGAGCGTAGCTCCTTATTTTCGGATTTCAGAGCGGCCACATCCTGACGTTCGATGACATATTCTGACATGAATACCAGTAAAAGTACAAAGATAACTGCGATCAGCGATTGAGTAACCTTATCCATTTGTCCACCATTGCAATACATTGCACCCCTTCTGCTGTCATGTTGAGCAGGTCGTTGCGTAGCAGTGTTAATGTGGAGCTCAACTTATCAGCGTCATTTGAACGAACACTAGCCCAAGCTTTTTCTATCCCGCCGCGGCATCGCGCGTGGTCTTCTTCCATCTCTTCCATTTCCTCAAGAAGCACTGCGTAAGCCTCGTGTGTTGAGTGGTGCTCTCCGTATATGAACATAGCCGATAGGAGCTCGCTCTTTGCTGTCTTTGATATATCCGATCTAATTTTGTTCATACTCATAATCTTTCATATCCCCCCATGACTTTTCAGACATTTCGATACTGCAATCCATAGGGACGCTGAAATCTAAGTCCTTCATGATAGCGGCAAGTTCAGGTATCAGGCGCATCTCGCTCTTGTGAATCTCAAATAGCAAGGCATCGTGGATGTTGTTGATTAGCCTCGATTTGTAGGGTTTCAGGTATTGCACACACTCCCACATTTTAATTTTCGTGATGTCGCCGCACCCCCCCTGTATCAGAGCATTTGGTGCTTTATAGCCATCTGCTTTTGGGTTCTTGAAGTGCCGTCTCCTGCCAGTCCATGTCTTAATCCATCCACGATACTTTGCCGTGTTGATGCACGCTTTGAGTAAGTCTTGAATTTGTGGGAATTGTCTGAAATACTCAGACTTGATTCTCTCGGCCTCTGCGATTGCACCCTTAGCCTCGTCGGAATAGTAGTATGTAACTATTTCCTTCTCGCCCTCATTATGACATAAATTGAGGGCGATGTCCAGTGTTGGCATGCCCCATGGAACACACCCGTAGTTTCTCAGAAAGAAGCTAGCCTTCTTGTATGTGGGCTCGTCTATCTTGAGTCCCAGCGACGCGGCAAGCGCGGCTAGGCCTAGGCCGTAGACTAAAGCGAAGTTGAGACGCTTTCCAACGTCACGGTACTTCTTCATCATGGACTCCGCCATGCTTACGTGAAGCAGTAGCTCAGCGGTGCCCGCGTGGATGTCTTTCCCGTCATGAACGATCTGCATGAAGTTCCTGTCCTGCGCATAGTGCGCCAACAGCCGGTACTCCTGTTGAGAGTAGTCCATTTCCACGAATACGTACCCCGGCGTAGGTATGATGCCCTTGCGGATACGCTTGTCGTCCTTCGGCATGTTTTGCAGATTGGGGTCGGAGCTAGACAGGCGACCAGTTACGGTACCACCTTTACCGTCGTCACGCGGCGACACATTGAAGTTAGGGTGTATTCTCCCGTCCCACTGTGTAAACTGCCGTATCTGTGCGATGAAAGTACCGACGAGCTTTGATGACTCCCTGTATTGCATTATTAAGGACGCCAGTTCTGCTAGCGGTGTTCCCACGTACAGATTGTTCAGGTTCCTAAGTATCTTGTCATCTGTCTTCACCTCCCCCTTCTCTGTGTACCATCTCCATGTCAGCCCTAGTGTAGCGAATCCTTCTACCAAGTCTCGGCCCGAATTGATGTTCAGGCCCTTTGGTATCAGCTCGATTATCAGCGCTGTGGTCTCGTCCATGTTAGCCTGCAACTCTGCCTCAACGGCGTCGAAGTAGTCTATGTCTACGAGTATGCCATCTCGCTCCTGATAGAGTGTCGCCATCGTGGCGTTGAAGTCAACGTCGTATGCTTCAAGCAACTCTTGCTTGACGAGCTCTTCGTAGAACAGCACGAACAACTGGTATGTGAACTCGGTATCAGAGCAGGCATAGTCCTTCATTATCAGAGGGCACGCATCCGCCGCGTCCTTGTAGGACACGAGGTTCTTTGCGCACTCCCTGCGTAGCGCGATGCAGTGACGCACCTCGTCCACAAGGTCTTCGTACTTATGCCCGTCCTCACCTAGGTAATGGTATGCAAGGTCTTTCAGCTTCTTCGACTCAACCTTACCGCCTGATGGCGTATTACACACGTGCTCTTCATCTATCAGGTGTATCATCAGCATGGTGTCCCAAATCTTCCCCCGAACTTCTAGCCCGATATTCATCAGCATGTGCATGTCGTACTTGGCGTTGTGAAGTATCTTCGCCACGTTCCCGCTGTACAGCATGTCTTTGTACATAGTGATGCAGTCCTGCTCAGCATAGAAGCTGTTGTACTCACCATCCTCAGACACGTAAGTAAGTGTCATGCAGAATGGCCTGTTGTTTGGCGAACCTTGTACGAATCTAACAACAGCCCTAAGCTCAGGGTCGTAGTAAGTTTCTGTGTCTATCGCCACCATAATGCTGTTAGCTATAATAAACTTTGCCAGTTTGGCGTGTCCGGGTGCATCGAGAGACTTAAATCTGTCAACTGGTGTGTCATATACCGGAAATTCCTTAATGCGCATTTAATGTCTCCTTTTTACAGGTAATAGTAGTAGCCGAGGCTCTAAAAAGACGCTTAGAAGTCAAATTAGAGCCTCGGTTTTTAACTACAGGTTACTACTAGTAAGACGGCTTGTCCGACGTAATAGGAGCGTCTTCCTCAGCATCAACTATGATGTTCTTGTTCGCAAAGGCGTTATACTGCGCCTCGACAGCAGGGTAGAGTTCCGATGACACTAATCCTGCCGGTTTTACTCTCATTTCAAACCATGAGTTGCCTGCGGCTTGAGCAAGGAAGGACTCAAGCTTGTAAATTCTGCTGAACAAATCCTGACCGAGAGATGCGTAGAACGCGGTGTCGCGGAATTTCTTTCCGTGCTTGTACGATGTGTTGGCAAACTGGTACACCACCGGCATATCGAGCTTGTCCTCATTCACTGGGTCAGCGAGCACGTTGATCGTAGCGTTACACCACGGCTTCTCGTTCCCGTTGAACTTGCATAATCCGCACTCGACACAACTTCCGTACCGAGTTCCGTGCTTCCCATCGTCTGCCCGACATACGATCTGCCCCGCCATGTCCTCGTCACTCAAGCCGAGCTTTGCTTTCATTGCCGCCTTGCGTTCCTCTGTTCTAGGAACGAACATGATGTTAGTGTCGAAGATAGAGAGCGGGATAAACTTCTCAGGAACCTTCTCCATGAGAAGTGTGTGAATGATATCACCTGCCCGCATGTTGTAGTCACGATCCGCTACCTCAGGGCTATTGCTTTGGAGCAACTTCCCTCTCGGCATTGTGATCGTTTCCAAGTCCACGTTCTCAAAACCTCTGCCTGTAGTTCTCGGCGCCTGCGTTACCGCTGTTTCTTGCTCTACGAGCGCTAATTCGTCCTTTTTCGTTGTCATGTGGTTTCCTCCTTGTTGCGTACACTGTACGCGGTGCTATATCGTGAGATTCTTCTTTATTGCACGGGCTTTTCAGCCCGGAACAACCATTTGATAAATTCCTTAATCGTTGGAGCAGGATTGCGCATCTCCCTCCGTAACTTGACTATGAAGGGCGTATCTCTGCACTGCTCTACTTTCATTTCCTCAAGCGTTCGTTGAAGCCTCCTGATGTCGCACCGCATGGCCTCTATAACAGTTTCATACTGCGCGCGGTCAAATGCATTTACTTCGTGATGCACAGGAGCGTGCATAAAATCATCGTCGAAGCGTGTGGCCAGTCTGCGCGGGTCTCCATCCCCAAATATTGCCATACCACCCCTAGGGCCGCCTGTTGTTATAGTATTCAGCGGTGCTGTAGTCACCATTCTCATAGTAGGGGCATCAACAACTACAGCACCCCAACCAGGAAGAGTTGCTCGATATTCGTTTATTCGCTCCCTGAGCCTGCCGTCTAGGTGTTGCATCAGCCTTTCATCGAAGACCGCAGTTCCTTCAAATCCTTCAAATGCTTGGCATGACTTCTCGTATTCATCATCCCTTGCTATCGCTATCACAGCCTCTCACCTCCAAGTATTGTGCCTCCCCTGCAACTCGGCGACCTATGTGACCGGCCTCAAGTCTTAGGTCTACCCACACACGAAATCCTGCCTCCCTTGCCTGTGCGCAGAACTCGATGTCCTCACCGATACCTGCCACCCTAGGTGTAAACATGTCACCACTCATACCTTTCAAAACATTGCAGTCAATCAGCGTAGAGGCTAGACCGGTGGCGTCTACCGGGCACATTCCATTGCTTACCCAAGTAGTGGGTATACACAGTTTGGGCGGTACTTCTGTTATGTCAGTGTAGATGTAGAAGCACGGTTCAAACGGAGTGTACCTCTTGAAGAACTTGGCGGATACGATGTCCTCTCCGTCTAACAGCAACTTTTCTATCAGGTTCTTTGGGAATACCATGTCCGAGTCTATGAACATCAGGTGGGATGCTTTGACCGATAGCGCGTACTCTGCTATCCTCTGCCTAGATGTGGCCACGATAGACCCCTCGTGCATCCGCACCTCTACATCATACTTCTTTCCTGCCATATACACAAGCAGGTCGCTTAGGCATTGCATGAACCCACTCGGCGCATTGTCACCGATTGGTACTCCGATTACTATCTTTGTCTTCACGGCGCTACCTCTTTCTGAGTCCGAGCGTCAGCTTGTCGTAGGTATCAATCCCTTCGGGATATTCCCCGTTTAGGTTGAAGAACTCGTCGAACACAGCCTTGGACACTCTCTTCTGCAACATACCGGCTTGCCCGTTGTCGGCGCACCACTGCACGAAGTTTTCCATGTCATCGATCTTCGGATACTTCTCAAGTTTCAGAGACGCTGTGCAGTTCGATATTCCGCATGTTGTCATCCCGGCTTCCTGCATGGCCTGAATCAGTAGATACTCTTGGTCATCATACTCTGTTTGCAGGCCAGACTTCTCTTCCTCCAACGCTTTGATCTTCTGACGCTGTTCGTATAGGAAGGTCAGCCTCTCCTCTATCGTCTTTACTCTTTTCGTTGTCATTTTCTTTCTCCTCCATTGGTTTGTATAGTGTGCAGTTACGGTCATCGCATATAAGCTCGACCGCGGCGTAGCACTCGTCTATCGGGTGCCTGCGCTCTTTCCGGTTTGGCTCATACAACATACATGTAGCCTTCTGTGTATTCTCATGGTAGTGAGCGGCGTCCAGTAAACTGCGACGTATCCTAGCATCTTCCTTTACTTTAGCAAGGTACTCCTCTCTTGACACTTTCAATGATTTTCCCCTCCTATCTGCGCATCCACAGGACTTAACCTGCCCTGATGATATAGCGTGCCCTGCCTTGTAGCAGGTGGAGCCGCATCTTGTACACAAGCATTTGAACACCACCGATCCGAACTCCCTATGTTCTGTGGGCTCTACTACTAGCAGGAACCCAAATTGCCTTCCCGAAAGATCAATGAACTTCGACATTTGCTACTCCTCTCCGTGATACAGTGATAGCAGAAATAACCTAGCTTTATCCACGTCGTCTGATACTACGGCGACACGCGCCCCGGCCTTGCGCATCAGGTCTATCGTGAAGTCTTGTAGCTTTGTCGTTTTGTTCGGGCTTACTTTGAGCTCGATACCGAACATCCTGCCCCGACAGCATCCTATGATGTCGGGTATTCCGCCCATGAACCGGTCGGACACTTTGAAGAACCACAGATCGGGGAAGTCACGTTTCATCATATTGATTACATTCCGCTGAAAGTCCTTCTCAAGCATGTTTGTCTACCTCTCGAATCATCCTGTCCAGCGCATCTCGCATCTGTATAAATGCTGATAAAACATCACCCACTATGTGGTCTGTGTCTCTCAGAGTCTTACGGGCGTACTCTGCCGCATTGGCATAATCCCAGCTATCCATTACGCATTCCACTGGTGTGCGCGACTTCTCCTCTTTGCTCTTCTCTGTCTCAGGAAGTACGATTGGTGCGTACTTCTTTTCGTATGTCGAAGGTTCCTGCGTTTCCGGAATTACGAACTTCTCGTAAGGCTTTCCAAAGTCTTCCATCGTCACCGTGTCGTGTATCTTTGTTGTCACGGTGTTCCCTTTCGTAAGCTCCGGAACTACGTATTCATTTCCCATCGTACCGCGGTCTCTGTGCGTGTTAATCTCACCGGTTTTTACCAAGTGCAACAGCCCGTTACATATCTGCGTTGTGTTGTACTTTCTACCAAGCATCGCTTCCAGTTCCTTTGAGTTTGCAAGCACAACTCCTGTCTTCGGATCTGCCATAGCCATAAGCAGGTCGTACAGCATTGTCCACAGCTTTTCAGTCTTCGCTGATTTCGGCATCTCCACACCTCCTAATCATATTTTCCATCACTTCTGCATTGCTCCCCTTTCTTGTTACGACAGCAGAGATATCCTCGTCTATGGTGTGCTCTGCTATCAGAAGAATGAAAGTGCAGGCTTCCGTCTGCCCCTTTCTGTAGATTCTATCGTGTGACTGGTAGTAGTCCTCAAATGAGTGGGACATACTGTAGTATATCGCGTAGGTGCAGTTCTTCACCATGCTTTCCCCGGTGAACGTGACGCCGTATTTCAGCGTCTTTGGGTGCGCTATGATGAACTGTGCCTTGTCGCTCTTGAAGTCGTCAATACTGTCGTCTGTGTTCTTCGTTCCGCTGTATGCTGTAACAGCCGTCTTTCCCATTGATGCCACGAGTTCCATGATGTCCGCTACCTCGTGCTTGAAGTTGATCCATATCACAGCCTTGTTGTCTCCAAGTTCTGTAATAACACTGCGTAGCTCGTCCAGCTTCGCGTGATGCAGTTGCATCACCTTGCTGTCGTCGTTCGTGTCGATGATGAATCCCGACGTCATTTGCCTTAGCTTCATCATTGCCGCCAGCTTGTTGCTTGCCGCAACTGACTTATCCTGTAGCAGCAGTATAGAGTCCTTCTCCATCTGACGGTACTGCCGCATCGCGTCTTTCGGTAGCTCTACGCTACGGATGATCGGAGGCATATCTTTCGGCAAATCTAAACATTCTCCTTTGGATATGTAGATGCACGACTTCGCAAGTCTCTGCGAGAAGGCCTCCTTCATCTCAGGAATCATTCTAAAATCCCTTCCGAAGTAGTCTATCGGCTTGAAGAACGTGTCTCTGAATTTAAAGAAGCTGTCGCCTAACAGCGCGCGGTTCACGACACGCATTTGCGCAAAGTATTCCAAGTCACTGTTAGGCGCCGGCTTCCCTGAAAGGAGATAAGTGTATTGCATCCTGTCGGCGTGCTCGATTACCGATTTGGTTATTTGCGATCTCATGTCACGCAGTATCGAAGACTCGTCTACGATAAGCCCTGCGTGTGGCCACGTCCTCACGTCGTCCCGTATCTTGAACGACTCCGGGTTGATTACGATTACATCTGCATACTGCATCAGGTACTTTGGTATATCGGCAGTCTTCAACTTTCCTAGATACCCAAGCCCCCACCGTTCCGCAACCTCAAGGTAGTCCTTCTTCTTCATGTTCGTCGACATGGGTAAGACTTTAAGGTACGGAAAAAAGTGTAGGTGGTCTTCCACCCACGCCGTCTTGATGATAGAACGCGGGCATATTACAAGCCACTTTGCGGTTATTTTGTCTTCGATAACGGCGTATGCCGTCAGCGTCTTGCCTGTTCCGGTATCCATGTACCAAGCGTACTTGTTCTTGAATATCGCAATGTCGCGGCATTTACGTTGGTGTGCCATCAGGAACGGGTGGTCTCGCGGCTCCGTTTCTCCGCGCACCAACGCCGATACGTTGCGCTCTATCACATCAAACCTGCGTAACTGCCCCTTCAATATACTGTCCACAGTCGCTCTTGGGAAAGCTCCAATCACATTTGGCAGTGCTTCAAGTGGGTATTCCCAGCACGAAACCTTCTTATTCCACTTTCCGCATGGGATACTACGGCATTTCTCAATGTCAGAATACTCTGTGAATAGCTGTATCTTGTCGTCAACTTTGCTTATTGTCGCCATCTTTCTTTACCCCCACACACTCTGATAATCTCTCGACTATCATAGATGTCTTTAGCTTTTGCGCCACCTCAGCGCACGTGTCTGTAGCTACTATGCTACCAACCTTTGCGCTTGACAGCGACCTTGTGTAGCCGTCTGCTAGTGATAGCACAGAAATTGCCACCTCAAGCATCCCAGCCTCGTCAGTCATGCCCTTCAACATTTCCTTTACAGATCCGTACATGCCGTCACACTGTGCATTGAGCTTGGTGATGCTCTTTGTCAGTGTGGGCAGGAGCTTCTTGAACTCGATGTCGTCCATCTCTGCGACGCGGCGTGCCTCCTCCAATTTATTGTAGATCGCCAGCACGCGTATGAACTTAGCCTTACTGTCTATCTGCGAGAATATTTCCAATACTTCTCCCAAACTATCGCCCCCTTTTTCTTGTATTATAACCCACGATTAACAATTTGTCAATCAGTAGTTTTCATAAATTAGTAATCATTGTTTGATTAAATCAGCAACTTTCTCTGCAATTCGAACGCTGAGTATGGACAAAGAATCTCATAAACTCAATCTCTTCGTTTGAAACACCATGGGACTTTAAAAACTCGACGGCGGCTTCTTTTGACGGGAAGGTCATTTCTTTTCCACCATCATCCGCAAGGTATTCGAGTTGGTTCAATGTGATACCGTTTATTGACTTACCAACAACCCATCCGAAATCCTCAGCCTTCATACATTTTACATCTTTCATTTTTCGTCCTCCTTTTTAAATAGAGACTATATTATCTCCACCGCTTTTGCTGACACCCACCAAGTACGCGAGTGACCCTCTCGCATTTCGTCGAATCGAACCAGGGCGTCATATTCGGACGATGCGCTTTCCGGATACACCTTAGTTACTTCTCCCTCTCTTCCGAGGTGGTTATGTGCGTCAATCACATCTCGCACTACCCTTACCTTCATTCCTACTTTCAGGTCGGAACGTTTTAGTATTTCAGGCTCGATCTCACGCTCAATCGTTATCATGTATCCACCTCCACCAGCGCCTCCGCGGCGCAGGCCCACGCTGACCTGTTTCCCCCGTCAAACCTCACAAAACACACATTATGGTTAGGGCGTGGGCTACTAAACACATCGATTATCTCACCTTCCCTACCAAGATTTGTGGCGATGTCTGACACATTGTACATCGCTTTTACGCGCATACCCCGCCTTAACTGATTGTAGGTTAGTGGATCGTATATAGAACACTTCTCAATGGTAATCATCTTCTCACCTCCACGGTGCTCAGTGCCGTGAACCGCCTTGTTCTTCCGTCCTCAACAAACTTCACAAGTACTTGGTCTAGTATTCCGGGCAGACTGTACTTGTATTGGAAGTCAATGACTACGGCGTTGCGGTCTTCCGGGTATCGGTATCTCCACCCTTTCGACGTTATCCGGCACGTCTCGCCGACTACCGGCGGCCACGCGTCGTGAGAGTTCAACTTTTCCCAGTGTTCTTTCCTTTTTGCTATCGTTATCATTATAAACCCTCCTTCCTGATATGTTCAAGCAGAGCTTTTGTGGCGGCGCATGGCTCGTCGCAGTCGAAGCATTCCTTGCTTCCCGATTTTATCATCGTGGAACAGCATTTTTGGGATACGCTCTTCCTGCACCTACCCTCTCTTCCGTTATGTGCGGAGCAGGCCGTTCCACCGTTCGCTTCGTCGTTGTAAATATTTCTTAACATTGCAACGACACCCATACCTGTTTCTGAAAACACTTCGTGCAGGCGTCTTATTGAATCGTCCCTTACTCTTTCAATCTCTATCATGTTACACCTCCTAGAACTTGCGTGCCAGGAATGTGTTGTACTTCGCGTCGATCAGAACCTCGTTGTCAATCTCCACATCCTTGTGCCACTTCACCATCTGCCACACCGCCAAGCTGGAAATCAGCGCCGACGTGGGTGCCATGGACTGTGATGTGCCGCACTCCGAAACTGCTGACTCCTCGTCCGTGTACAGCGTCTTCGCATACTCGGTACACTGTGACTTGTTGCTTGGGTTCAGCGCATATACTCTTCCCCCCTCTAGGCACGTTCGTGTCTCGATAAACAGCGGAACGGCGAGGTTGTTCTTCAAGCATTTCCGGAATATCTCGTCGCGGCTCTTCATGGTGTCAGTCAGCAGGAACACGATTCCTGAAAGCATCGAATCCTTGTCTGCCCTCTCATAGTGTACCATCACCTTTTCTAATGCAGAGCATCTTAGCATATTTTCCATGCAAGCATCCGTTTTTAACTTGCCGATGTCCGACATAGCGAATAACTGATTGGGAATATTGTGCTCTTCCACAATGTCGAAGTCCCAAATGTGAATATCTTTCACGCCGAGCTTGGCTAGGATCATGGCTACCCATGACCCCGTTGCGCCGCACCCGATAACGTGTACCGGAAGTTTGAAGTCTTCCGGGTTAAACTCCTTGAGCTGTCTGCTGTAGTCCATTATCGTCTACACCTCCTTCTCCCTCTATCAGAGTGGATACCGAGTACCCTTTACTCCTAGCCGCTACTAACATCTTCTCTGCGAGCGCCATATCGTCGAGCAGGGCGCACACTCCTTCTGCTAGCTCCTCATAGCTGATCGCCCAGTCTTCCATGACCTCTTTGACATCTATGTACTTACTACAGTCTCCGTATGATCCTGCGTATATCCTTCTCTTTACCCATTCCGGAAGTATGGAGGCCGCCTCGATCTTGAATGACCACGTCTCCTCTTCAAGAGGCGTGTTATACGTTATCTTTACGGGGGCCTTGTTGTCCGGCCTGGCTGGCGCTGTTACTATGCGCGTCTGCGTATTGTCGGAATCCTTGGATACCCAGCACTGATGTTTCTTGTCCCACACTTTATCGTCATACCCATCGAACATTCTATCCCACTTTCTGTTAAATCCTACATAGGTGTCGGGTGTGTATACGATATCCTTTACCTTTTCGGCTATCTCTGCTTTGATTGCTTCGCGCAGAGTGTCTGCCAAAGGGTCGTATACATCCCACGGAACATCCTCGACTACCACGCCTGCTGTCCAGTTGTAGTACGTTACCGTGATTTCACCCTTCTTGTTCCCTATGATCCGGAAGAACCATTCCATTCCGTTCTCTTTGAACAGTGACATCTGCGAGTTGTCCTGACCGGAAGGTGAAGTCCCCATGTCTACGTGAGAGTGCCCCCATAGATGCGCTTTACCCATCTCCTCAAGTCCGACTTCCTCTGCAAATGCTACAAGCCCTGCCGGAGTGATCTCCGTTGTTGCCGATCCTACATCCTGATGTAGCAGGTAAGTTTCGTCGCACAGGTACAGGCTGTCCTTGTACTCTGCCACCTTGTACTCTGTCACCTTACCAAGCCACCCGACTTCCTTGTTGCATTCCTCAATGTAACACTGTATCTTAGCAATGGCGGTAGGTGTGAAGAACAGCTTGATGCCCTTTGCCCCCACCCAAACTACCCGCGGTTTCGCATTATGCGGTTTCATTTTGCTCATGCTAAATCACCTGCCTCCGTTACCGGAAGGTCATTATCTCTTTCGTATTCGTTCAGGCAGTCGAGACTACAGAACCACATGTCGTACTTGTTGATTATGCCGAGCGCGTATTTGCAGAATCGCACATCTACGCACTGAGCGCATTGGTGCATCTCTTTAACCTCAGGGTCGTGCTGTGTCCCGCATATGTCACAGTATTCCGTGCAGTCTTCGCAAA